CATACCGCTGGGAAAACTCTTGATATGTGAACGAACGGTGCCTCAAAATTTGAGGTGAAATTGCCCTCGTAGTATTGATTTCCAGAGTCATCATTGCCTGTTCAAATACAGACCAGTGACCATGCTTAATACAATACTTAAGGAGACCGTCAACCTTTGGGTTTTCCTGGTTGTTGGGGTTGCTTACGCGAGCGATGTACCCCATGGTTTTCTCTGCATCAGGAGTGACAGAGATCAAACATACTTTAGTCATTATGATAGAAAAGGATACGAGAGATAACGTGAAGACCCCATGCTTTGAGGTAACCAATAGTTGCCAAACCAAATAGTCCAGGCATAATCCAGTTCCAAAGGAACATCAAGACCACAGGTGCCAAGAAGAATTGTAGCGTAGTCACCACAACCTTCTGACCCATTTCATAATCACTTGTTTGCTTTTGTTTCTTCTCAATTTCGTCAAGCAATTCCTGCTTGACACCCTCTGCTGCTTTGCGAGGGTTAAAGTAAACATTGTCTTTGTTCATTTCTTGCTGGTTGTCACTTTAGATTTGCTACCTGGTGGGTTCCATAGTTTAGGATTGATTCTACCTTCTGATTGTTTCATGTCAAGAAAGTTCTTGCCATACTTATCATAGTAGTAATCAAAGATGTCTACTTGCTTGTTAGCAGTAACGACATCGTACTTCGTTTGAAAGTGGTCGCCAACCTGTACATTATATGATACAAGGTACGCTGTGTAAGGAAGTGATGTGTCTTGTGCCAGTTCTGCTGGGCAGTCTTCATGGATAATTTTAATCTTCAAGACCGTCCTCCCCAAGTGATCTCAGGGAATGCTTCTTTTACCACGGCGTGAGTGATGCGATAGTGTTTGTGCAAGTCTTTATTGAATACGTGAGTGAGAACTTCTGCTTCGTCTTTGTACAATGCTTCAAGCAGTTGAATGTACATAGTTTCAATGCGAAGTTGTGGGAGGTTATCCGCACCACCCTTCACGTAATAGTACAACTTCTTTGCTTCTTTTTCAAGGAGACTATGTTCGGTTCCCTGGGGTGCCTCGTTTGGTTTGTAAGGAACCTCCCCTTCAGGGATGCGAGTCTTTACAGACTCGTCAAAATTGATGATGAATAGAGTACGCAATGCCTGAGAGTTATTCTCTTGCAAGATCTTGACCTTCTGTGCCTTTGTCTTTGCACCGTGTGCCTTCTTCAACACCTCATGAATCATCAGTTTCATCATTAAAACTCCGTAATATGATCTAAAAGGTCTGACAGACCTTTGGACATGAAATACTTGTACATAGAACCACGCGGGGGTGGTTCAGTAATTTCAAATGTATTTATGATACTAGAAGAAACCTCTTCTGGGATACAATCAAAGTCAATAAGGATACGATTGCGTTCATAGTTCTTTGCAGTCTCCTCAGTACAGAATTCTTCTGGAGACATCTGAGACCATGCAGCAATCTTTGCTTTACCTAGAGGACGTTGACGTTTGCCTGATGAGAATGTGTCATCACAGGACAGGAAGTTAGGGATACCATCAGAGCGATCACCTTTGAGGATGTGCTCTGCCACAAACTGATGTGGATCTTCTGCCTCTACAAACTTCTTCTGGATAGGATTGTATTGATGAACGAACCTGAACTTCTGCAACTGCATGAAGTCTTTATCACCACTGAGGATCAATACCTTTTGTGGTGGTTGCATGTTGTTCTGCAAACGGATGTTTCTATATCCTTGGTCCTTACAGAGGACAGCGATAACATCATCTGCCTCTGCACCATCAACATCAATGACTTTGTATGGCATGTTCTCTTTGATCTCTGTCTTGATATTGTTCAAGACCTCAAAGATCATGTGCCAATCATGACTAGACTTCTCTCGATCCTTCTTACGTGTCGCCTTGTAGTATTGGAAATACTTACGACGCCAGTAATGCTTACTATCATAGCAAAGAATAAGTTCGCCATACTCCTTACCAAACTTGTTGCGATAAGACCGCAGCGAGTTCAATACCATATGGCGAACTAGATCTTCTTGAATTGTATTGTTATGTAGTGTCGAAACCATCAGGTTGCTGATGCAAACCTGATTCATATCAATGAGAATCATTAGACCTCAGTCATCTTCATCGTCAAGTATATCATCCTCGTCACCTAAATGCAAGTACAAAAGGTCGGATGGGTTGACGGGTTCACCGTCCTGATACATTTCAGGGTGCATCACCACCGCTGCATACTCAGCACGTTCCTTCCACTCATCAAAAGTCCCCTTGAGATTCCATGATGCCATGAAACCCAAGAGGAATGCTCCGATGGTAAGGAAGAAAGCGATGAACAGAAAATGCATTTCACTCATGGTGCTCTCTCCTATGTGCGGACTTAAAGTTATTTAGTACGTTTCTTCTTATTCTTTGACCCAGGTTTCCGACCTGGTTTGCGTTCGGCATGGTATTTCCATGCGTCCTCAAGGATACCGTACAAATATGCCTTGACTTTCCTTGCCTTAGGTTTAGGGATGTGACCGTATGCTTCCTTGAGTGCTTTATCACCACCCTTGATGTAACCTTCTAGTTCCATGACAGTATCACTAAGTTCTGCCGCAACACTAGACTCAATAAAAAGATCAGTGTCGCGACGTGACCACCTGTTGTTACTCAGATAGGTGTACATATTAAAAAGAAATTTACCGTTCAACATCGCCTCATCTAAAGCACGGTCAACGATCGTGAATAGTTCTTCGGTGTCTACAGTCTTACGCATTAAAGGAATTTACCCTCACGGAGATATTTGACAGTCTCAGTACATCCACCAGTCCTTTTACCAGCGATGATGACCTGAGGGAAAGTGGAACCAGGACCGAACTCTTTATAGAATTGTTCGCGAGTAAACTGTGCACCCAGACTGTACTTTGTATAGGGCCATCCCTTTGCACGGAATACTTCTTCGATCTTATTGCAGTAAGGACAACCTGCCCTTGTATAGATCATTGCTGCGCCAGGTGTTGCCATAGTAATTAATTAATTTACTTCTATGTATAGTATCAAATTTAATAATCGTCGTCAATGAAAGATTGACATAGATCAGGATTCTTTTTACACCACTGTCTCACGTAGGAGTCAGCATCAACCTCCATGCTGTAGTGTGCATGGTTATGGATCACACCTATAAGGATGAGAGTACCCACCAGTAACACATTGAAGTGGGTGACGGGAGACGTAAGAATTCTTTTCATAAAAAAAGGGACCCGTAGGTCCCCTCATTATAACACGATATTATCAGAAGGACCAGGTAACACCTGCCTTAGTACCATAACCGTTGTCAGCATCATCGATACCGCCAGCGAATGCGAACTCACCATAGATGGAGAGAGATTCAGTAGCAGCGACAGAAGCACCGACCTTACCAGACAGAACAGTGTCAGACTCACCGCCGTCAGTAGTCACGAAACTAGGACCCACTTGAGCGTAGTACCCAACAGAACCAATGTCACCAGCGTAGCCTACGTGAGCGTCAGTCGTCGTACCAGTGTAGTCAGACCCAGTGAAAGAAGAGTTCGCCTCGACGTTCACGTACGGACCTGCAAAAGCAGCGGACGGGGCAACCACAGCGGCAGTTGCGGCGAGAGTTGCAATAGCAGTTTTGATCATTTGTTTTTTACCTTTTGTTTACTTGCGGAGTGTTTACCCGCAGATGATAGCAGACTCGACATGTCTGCGTAAACTGTCACATGAAGAGTGTGCCAGTTGTAATAATCCGTAACAGAAGTGCCACGGACGAGTATTTATACTATCAGGACATTGGACTTTCTGTCAAGTGTGCCAGTTTACTTTCTGGTTTTGCGTAGATGGTCCATCATGATTTGCTTGTCCTCTTCACTGATAGTACGTTCCTCATCTTCGGGATCGGGATCTGGTGCAGGACGATGCTCCAGAACAGGAATAAATTCTTCCTTCCCAGGAGTATAGTTGATTCTTTCCAATTCGCCAAGGGGTGACCGCCAATACTTCTGAAGTTTTTTCAGCATTTTCTTGCGACCCTTTGGATCGTTAGGATATTTCTTGAGAACTTCTTGAATCTGTCTCAGTTCTCGCGTGGACTTGGCGAGGGATCGTTCAGCACGTAGTTCCCTCTCACTCCTTCCAAAACCTTCAGGCATAATTTAGTCTGGTCTGTGATTAGCGTTTACAAATTCGGCACTCCAAGCATCAATCTCTGCTTGTATGTTGTACTTGGTTGTTGCGCCTGTTGTTTCTGGATCGGTGGAGGAAACCTGAACTCGGAATCTAATTCGATCCTCTGCCTTTTCACTGCACCAATACCAAACCTTAGAGTTTTTATTGTGGGACTCTTGATAGATCGCCTCGTAAGGTGTTCTAGTAGGAGTGTGCCCCCTGTTTCCTCTTCGGTTGGTTCTACCATTATCGTATATAGGAGACCTTTCGTCAAGGTTACCTTGAATCTTAGAGTGATACCTCCACTCCTTCTTCATCTTGAAGTTTGATTCTTGATCAGGATAGAACGGTGAGTTTGCTGGGTTCTCAATCTCCTTATCTCTAGTAGGAGGATAAGTTAACTCAAAGGACTGACCAGCAGCATAGTTTGTACCAGCATCCAAGATCTCTACGACTTCAACCCATACGATTTGACGTTCATACTTACGTTTGCCTCTTCTGTAGGATGTATAAGGATCGCCTTGTGCCTTATCACCTGTGTTAGTAGCAATCGGCATGAACATCACACGTATCTTAGCATCACCTAGAGGTGATTGTTCATCTCTGAGATAGTAATCATGGAACCATGCATCTGGGTGGAAGTTTGTATAGACCTGAGGGTTTGCCTTAGCTCCATCCAAGTATCCAGCAGCATCCAGAGCAGCGTAGACCTCATCAGGAGTGTCATCACCTGGATCTTCATTTACATCATATATGTCAGCATCAGCATTGTTGAGTCGCAATCTGTTAGGTTGGTCTGCCCACCAACCAAGTAGTCCACGGTCATGTAAACGATAATACCTAGACTGTACAAATCCACCTTGCTGACCACCAAGAGAACCACTGATGTTATTAGCACCACCAGGTCTGTTAGGAAGTGCCAGTGCTTCTGTTCTAGACGTTGCGAATGATGGGAAGTCTAAGTATTTCTTTACGTTTGTACCCATGTGTGGACCTGTGTCACCGTAGGACACAAGGTATCCACCATAACCAAAGACACGTTTAACAGCATTGCTACCAAACTCATCGTTGTCTCTGTTGTAGTTACCGCTGACGATCTTGGAGTCAGGTTCCTCGATAAAGATACCACCCCAGCGTTGTCCGTTGGTGTGTCGAGCTAATATTCTACCGTCTCCATAGAACTGGGACTCAATAGATTCATCACCGTATTGATCTGGACCGATGGTTGAACACTGATCGATTTGATTCTGTGCACCGTTGATCCAGATAGGAGCACGTACATAATCATCACTGTCACTATTACCGTAACCAGATCCCTGACCACCCTCAGACTCACGACCTGAGAAGTATGAGTACACTCTATCGTCACCTCTAGTATTACCCTTCCTACCATAGACAGCATCCATGTTAAGACCTTCGATAGAACCACCAGATGCCACACCATCACCTAGATCATCGGTAACAGTTGAGTTGGCAGGTGTATATCTATCAGAGGTAGACATACTACCCAGGTTAATAGTGAAGTTGTGATCAAAGTATGACTCATCGTTGTCATACAATGCCAGTTTAACTTGGTTCATTGACTGGAAGTTTGCTTTGTGGATGTCAACCACAGTCAACCTAAGTTTGTCCTTACGTGTTACCTGTAGGTTGTCAACAAAGACGTTACCAATCTCTGGCCATCTCTTCATCGTAAATGTATCTTCCCAGATTGTAGTCCAACTACCATTGAGAGGTTTTCTCTCCAGTCTGAGTGTGAATCTCATACACTCACCCATGACACTGGAAGTGATAGAACCAAATGCCATCAGTTTGAAACTACCATTAGCAATAACTTTGATAGTCTGTCGCTTGTTTAGTTTAGATGTGTACTTACCAGTACACTTACCACACTCATACTCTGTACCAGCATCCTTATCACCCATCTCTAGTGCACCGCACTTAGTTCTGATGACAGTTACATCCTTGAACGTACCGTTGAACTTACGTGGATCGCACGGTGTCCTCTGTACGTTAGGTAGGTATACTTTCTCTGGGTTTGGATCACGATAAACATAACACTGAATACCCTCATACAGGTATCCAGAACCATTCCATGCCAGGTTATATAAGACCTTGAAGTCATCGTAGTCTTCATCACCATCAAGAAGATCTTCCCACCATTGGAATCTACCTTGAAGTCTGGTGAAGTCTTTGTCCTTCCAGTTTAGTCTGGCATCAGAGAACATAGACAAGTTCTGTTGGGCGGAATTGAGACTACATCTCCATCCACCTTCGTTGCTAGTCTCAGAGAACGTAACAGTATCACCATCATTCACACTGTTCTCATCGTTTCCATCGGGAACGATAAAGAATCCTAGGTATCCACCAGCAAACTCCTTGAGTTTATCCAATGGAATCTTCATGACACCAAGACCAGTTGAGTTGGTGCCATCTGCTTTGATTATCTTACCGTAGGAGGGTTCAGGAGCAGCCTTGTTGACGCCTTGGGATGGTCTTTGAGCAAGATAGTACCCCCAACAGTTTTCATACCCTGCAGCACCCTTGTGGATGTCGTAGAAGATGAACAGAGAAGACTTAGGATTGTATGGGATCGGATAGATCTGGTATCTCTTGATGATCTGCGGTGGACCAAACTGATCGTCGATGTCATACCTGTGGTCAAAGTCAATCGACCCACCACTGTATGCCATGAAATACCTATGCAGTGCTGCAATCTCTTCCTTCTCACCGATGTATGGAAGTGATTTCTGCTTGTCTTTGAATACATATCCAAGGATTTCACCTTGTGCCATGCCAGAATTGTCCATGGTCGAACGCTCACCTGCACCTGGTGAGTCAGGTTGACCTGGGTTTGTAGTCAGGAAGGTATCAACACGACTGCTTGAATAGAATCGGAACAGAGGAACAGTTCCCCTCGCTTCTTCCTTCAGAATATAGAACACAGGATCAGGACTGGTCAGTGTGTATCCTGATGGAGCACTTGACTCCAAATGATACGCATGGTTGAGACCACTACCACCAGATGTAATCTCGATCTCAACTTCCAATGACTTTCCTTTCTTAGGTGTGGAAGAGAATGTCCCTGTAAATGATTGACCTACTGTTAATGAACTGAGGTTAGGACAAGATACAATTCTCCACTCAGAGTCCATGTCACCATCGCTGGTGTCTCCTCTACCTTCAATAGTAAATCCACTGAAGGATAGAGATATAGTTTGTCCGTTGCTCTGGAAATACTCAGCACCATTTTCCATCTTCTGCCACTTACCATTCCATGAACCATCTGAGTTGGTGGTCATGACAGATTTGTTGTGGTTACCTGGTCCCATGAACACACGCATGACAGGTATACCAATCTCGTTACCAGAATTCAGTGTGCTCTCGTAGACACCAACTCTGTCAGGGAAACAGTTCTTGATACAGATTCGATCTTTAGTAGCATGCCATCCTCTAGGTACATAGGACTCACAGTCGCCTCTAGGGGGTTTCCAGGTGCCTGTAGCGTACGGTCTGAACAAACACTCCAAGGTCTGCTCAACACACGTCTCCCACCCCTCATTGTACTGTCCTGGGTCCTCCTTACAGATGAGTATTTCACCAGTCTCGGTGTCTTTATACTCATCGCCACTGAGAAGCACCACAGTGCCGTCTAGAAGACCCACACGGATCCTTTCACAGTCACCATCAGGGTCATAGTGTGGCCAACCTGGTTGTCCTGGGTCGGGAACTTGTAATTTAATCTCGGGACCCTGTTGACACACGAGTCCATTCGCCAGGTCAGGGAAGAAGTCACACATCCATGACCAACCTGGGTCTAGATCCACCTTAAAGTTTGGTGGTGGATCAGGTGTTCTAACTTCGGGCAGAGTAACAGGTGCCACATCGGGATAGCATCGACCGATGATCTCTCTGATAACGTCGTTAGGACTTAATTCTGGTGGTTCTGACGGTTCAACATACTCTGGAGGTGCCAAGTCACCACGAGTAGGTGGTGGAGGTGGTGGACCTTCATCATCATAGCATCGACCCCTCGCATCAAGATCATCTTGTGTTACCTCATTACCTGTAGGGTCCGAGG